TTGGCTTGTCTTGAAACACAACAAATTCCACCCGGTGTTTTTGGTTTAATTCCTGATGGTGACGTCACTATTCAATGGCGTTGGATGGGTCCTGTGTACGAAGATTCGACCCAAGATGTATTAAATAACTCCATTGTTGTACGAAATCTGCAAGAATTAGGTGTTGATAGCATTGAGGCACTGAAATACCTCTTCCCCTCAAAAACGGATGAGGAAAGGGCCGCGATGCTATCGGGGTTCCCATTCAGAATGGTGAACGAATTGCAGAGTGCATACTCTCAATTTGCCCGCCTTGTGGGGGGAATGATGCAGACCCCTCACCCGCAATCACCGGATTTACCGATGGCTGCGGATCCCCGATTGGATTTAACCCCATATCTGTATCGCACCTTAGAAGCCTTACAAAAGGAGATGAGTTATGCAGGACGCTACCGTCCAATCGACCCCACAGACGAGCCAAGTACCGTCAGCCGTCGCTCCGAGCAGCTACGTGGCGGCAGCACCGGCGGCAGCTCCGGCACCGGCAGCGGCTCCAGTGGCTTATCAGGTGGGTACGAGCTACCCCCAAGCGGTACCTCAGGCAGCCCCCAGCTACCAATCAGCCCCTACGCAGTCCGTCCCCCAATCCCAACCGGAGACGCAGAACAGCCCCTGGGAATCGGCGTTCAACAAAGTGGTGGGTCTGCTGAGTCAACCAGTCCAATCCCCGTTCCAGGCTCAACCGTCTCAAGCGCCGACAGCATTTACCCCGGCGAACTACGGACAACAGAGCGCCCCGGCTACGCAACAATCGGCTCCGCTGACCTGGTCTCCCAGCCAGGAATCATCGCCCAGCTCTTCCCAAACCTCCTCCAGTCCCTCCTTGGAACAGGTGGCGGACGCAGTGGGGATGAGCGCAGAGAGCCGTCAGGTGATGGACGCGTTCGGAGTGGAGGCACCGGCTCTTCTGAACAACTACGCCGTCCAACTCGAAGGGATGGTGGACGAGGCCGTTCAGTGGGGAAACAGGGCCGCAACCGCAATTAAAGGTTACGCCGATTTCGCCGTCAACGAGCACCAGGAGAACCTCGCCTATAACGAGATTCTGACCAACCCTGATGTTCTCAGCGATTACACCCTGAAGTTCTTCGGTCCTGAAGGTCCGTACCCTGTGTACGAGAGCGAAGGTGAACTGGAAACCAAAGGTTATCCCACCGCTCCTGTTGAGCAGCAGCAGAATGTTATGGCCCAAATCGGCCAGCAGATGCCTGCTCCCCCTCAGGCAGAAGCACCCCAAGCCCCCGAAAACTTCTGGGGTTCTTTCAGCGAGCAAATGGCCCGTGATCCCCAGAACGCCTGGCGGACTCTGAACCAGGCTCAGCCTCAAACCGTTGCAAACAAACTGTTTGTAATGGAGTGATAGTTTGCCGGTAATTTTCTTAAATTATCGGCTGCTAAAATTTGTGTTAGATAAGACATATCAATATGTCTGAATCTTTCATCCGCTAAACATTCCCTGCGACACTGGAGGATAAACTAAAGTGTTCATTGATAACGACTTTCCAAAGATTCTTGGTGCGGAGCTGTATCGCCCCCACCCTGCTTACATCGCGGAAATGGCGGTTGAGCCCGTGGTCGTCCACGACTTCACCCGTCAGCCCGGTCAGACCGTTCAGTTAGACCGCTACAAGTTCTGGGGTACTCCTGGTACCAAGGACAGCCGTGAGCGCATTGCTGACCAGACCATTGGCACCGCCAACAGCCGCAACATCACCAAGGAGAAGGTGCTTGTTGTGCTTAAGGAGTACACCGGTCCTGCGGACCCGGGTGATGCAACCCAGCCCAGCACCTTCAAGATTGCTCGTGAAACCCTGGTGACCGCTCAGCGTCTCCTGCTGGATTCCGGCAACCTGAACATGTTCCACCAGAGCATCGGTTCTCTGACCCTGCTCGACGACTATCGCCGTTGGCGTGACCGCGTCTTCATCGACGAACTGTCCAAAGCTGAAGCAAACGGTGCCGCCTCTACTTCTCAGGGTGGTTACTACTTCGCTGGTGGCAAGACCAAGGATTCCTCCGGTCGCGTTTCCTACACCGCCGCTGAGTTCGGCACCCAGACCCAGCAGTTCTCTGTCAAGACTGACCTGCTGACTGTTGTTAAGGACCTCCGTAAGCGTAACGTTCCTACTTACGCTGATGGCCTGTATCGCGCCATCGTGGATCCCACCTTCATGATGCACCTGCGTCGTGACAGCGACTTCCGCGAGATCGCCCGTTACGCTGGTACTCCTGGTCAAGGCATGTACATGGGCAACCCCATGATGCCTAACAACTCCAGCTTCTACATGGGTCCTCAGGCTGGTCAGGCCTACTTCCTGGCTGGTGAGCCTGTGATGCCTACTGGCGTCCAGTTTGAAGGTGTGAAGTTCTTCGAGTCCACCAACTTCCCGACCAAGAACGTCACCGCTTCTTTCGACGGCGGCAGCGCATACGCTTCCAAGGAAGTTGCCCAAGGCTACTTCTTCGGTCCTCAATCCATCGGTGTTGGTATCGGCGGCCCGAACGCTCAGGTGCTGATCAACAACAACGATGATTTCAGCCGTTTCATCATCCTTATCTGGCAACTGTACGCTGGCTTCGAGATCCTGAACAAGGACTTCGTGACCACCGGCTTCAGCTTCGTCGAGGACGACGGCTCTATCTGATCCTTATAAATAGATAACTCATCTAGGAGAAATAAATGTCTTATTTGTCGGCTAAGAAAATCTACCCAGGTAACTGGGCAGAACCCCTGAACGGTTGGTACAAAAACATTGATACCAACGACAGCGGTAGCAACGACAAAACCAAGGGCGGCCCCACTTCGGTGCTGGCCGTTCCTGGTTATCGTTACTTCCAACAACGCGGTTATGTGGCAGTTCCTTCTGCCTCCGGCACCGCCGTTACCGCTACCGGCGACGTGATCGTTCCTTCCCCTTATCGGAATGACGACACCCGCACCGATATCACCGGTATGGTGATTTCTGGCAGCAGCACCATCCCTGCTTACGTTTATCGCGCCACCGTTTCCGTGGCTTCTGGCTGGGGTGATGGCCGCGTTGCTTCCGGCGTCTACGCCGCTACCGGCAACGTGATTACCTTCTGTCGTGACAGCAGCGGCCCTGTGTCCGCTAATGGCGCTGGCGAAGGCGTTGCTCAGGCCAACCTGACCTCAACCGCTGCTGGTGTCCGTGCTGGTGAAATCTATTTCGCTGGTGCTTCCGCTGCTTACAGCTCTCAGCCCTTCCCCACCGCTACCGGTGCTGCTGGTCTGGCTACCGGTGTGATCCATAAGCAGATCACCGCTGCTACCACCTTCAAGGTGTTTGCTCGCGCCACCGTGACTGGTACCTCCACCTCCGGCGGTTTCTACATCTCCGATGCAGATGCCGATGCAAACCGTAAGGGCTACTTGGTGACTGAAGTCTGCTATCTGCAGCCTGATGAAGCACCTGGCTACGAGGATATTGAAGCTTATATCCCTGCCCGCACTGTTAGCTGATTGAGGTAAACTAGGACCAGAAATAAAATCTGGTCCTTATGCTTTATCAGCACAAAAAGACGGGAACTCGTGTAAAAATTGTCAGTGAGTTTGATAACGGCGATTGGTTCATGGTCCAAGACCAGGACGATCGCATTTTCACCGCTTACAAAAACGAGTTAACACCTGACGAGCCCGCCACCAAAAAGGTAAAAACTCTTCAGGTAAAAGATAAAGCAGCAAAGGAAGAACCCCGTAACTTCCCGCCTGATACTCGCCTCAATATCAATGGGGCGACTGCACAGATGATCGCAGATCATATTAAGGGCATCGGCCTTAAAACAGCCAGAGAAATTAAAGATCTCCAGATGTCCTTATCGGGTGAAAGATTCAATAATCTCGAACAACTAAAGCAAATCAAGCGGGTTGATTGGGATTCTGTTATTGCTGCTGATTTGATTAGAGTGTAAGGCTTCTTCCCCGGGCAACCGGGGTTTTTTATTGATTACATCAATTTATAATTGAATGACGCGGAGGCTTTGTAGTGCAGCTATCTGACTTTGATAAAAGTAGGGTCAGGTATCACCTGGGCTACTTTACAACTTCTGTCCCAGCGGGTGATTACGCCCGTTTGGAAGAAGCTATGAATACCATTCCGGATTCATTCTTCTACGACAAAATCACCATTCAGATTGGCCGCTGCGACACTGCAGAAAAGAAAACTGAAGTCGCTGATTCCCCTTCTACCAGAATTGAAACGATCCTGGGCGACGTGGATCGTACGATTAAATCCAGCAATGCCAAGGAGGCATTGAAGGTATGGGATGAGATTTACCTGTACGAAACAAACCGTTTGGCAGGTATTCTTTACGTTCCTAATTACAAAGATCCTTTCCAGGCACGTTATCGCTACGAACGTTCTGGTGCGGAGTTTATTCAAGCATTACCTGGTCCAGCCGATACAGCTGTTGGTTCCAGGATCTATTTAAATGAGGTGTGGAGATAATGGCACAGATAGGTCGGTTATCGCCCACAGATCGGGCCGCATTTTTAAAAACTTCTCAAAACTTAGGTTTAAGTCCTTATGAATTTGGTGGGTTAATTCAGCTGGAATCAGGTTTCCGTCCAAATGTCATGGGCGGGGAAGGGGGCCAGTATAAAGGTCTAATTCAATTTGGACCTGGAGCTAGGCAGGAAGTAGGACTTCCTTCCAAGGACATGACTATTGCTGAGCAACTTCCGTATGTTGAACGGTATTTCCAACAACGGGGTTATCAGCCAGGTATGGGAATTCAAAAAGCATATGCAACTGTTTTAGGCGGTAATCCAGACGCAAACATCAACTACAAGGATGCGTTTGGAACCAGTGTTGCAAGTGCTGTTCCTCGGATGAAAGAAGGCGGAGATCTTTATAAAACAGCGCAACAAGTCTTAGGACCATTAGACACTCAAAGCTATGGAGGAGCAAGTGCTGCAGCTGGCGGTCTTGACATGAAAAGTGGTGAAAGACAATCTGAGTCTGCTCGATCCTCTGTTGTTAGGGCTCTTCTTGGTCAATCTTTTGGTTTGGAAACTAAGCCGGAACTTACTAAGAAAAATTCGTTAGCCAATTCATTACGGGACTCTGTAATCCAATCAGTGCTTTCTAATGCCATGAATCCGTTTGGAGGAATGCTCTGATGTCTAAGACGCAAGATTTTTTAAATGAATACATGGAAGAATATATTTCTTCTATTCAAGGCCCTGGAGAAGCCATCAAAACGCAGATATCCAGTCCTGCCAGTATGAGTAAGGTTTTTAATTCTGCAAGCGAATTTAAAACCCAGAAAGCACCTAACGCCTTTGAGAATTTCTTAGCCTTGCAAAAGAATCCTGAGGCATTAACGCAAAGCATAGTGATGCAAAATTCACCAGGATTTATTAATGCGATGTCTATGTTT